ATTTCGTGTTTATACTTAAAAGTGAAGTTGATGAGGTTACGAACTCATTATACACTCTGCAACTTCACCTTGTCAAGAGGTTTTGATGAAGTTTTTGTAAAATAAGGTGTTTTTGCCGTGGTGTGTGGCTAATGATAACACCTCGCATTTTCCCAAAGAAGTGCCACAACAAGCTGTTGAGTGTCAACTTTGCATTTACTTGCAAATGAAAAATATTTATTGCACCTATTGACAAATAGTGCAAATAGTGGTATTATATTATCACCGAGATGCGAAAGGAAGGTATCATATGGCTAAAATTAAGTTATCTGAAACAAGGCTCAGCGAAATCGATGAGAAAGATGTTATCAGGGGTTTCATAGCAACCGCCGAGCTGGGTCTTTGCAATAAAGATGAGATACAAGAAAAATACAATCTTGTAGTAAACAAAATAGACGATTTGAATTCCAGGATAGGAGAACTTGAGGCCGCCGCCCAAAGATGGGAACATATAGACGAGTCGGCAGACTCAAAAGAGGCTTATGTCCTTGCCGAAGAATATGGCACTCAAGAGGATGTTCTCGCTCGATATGAAGCGCTTGATAAAGAACGGACGCAGTGGGCACACTATCTAACTCAGTTGGAGGCACTCCTCGGCGAATACAAGAAGTTCAATAAAACTCTTTGCTTCTCCAACATTCGTGAATTGCTCCGACAGCACCCCGAGGTAAAAATCGGTCAAATCGAAAAAGAAGCCGGAATCCGCCTCGGTTATATGTCCCGTCTTGAAAAAGAAGGCAATACCGCTGAACCGAGTATGGAGTTTATTGTCACCGCCGCCAAACTGCTCAAAGTTAGTATCGACACCTTAATATCGGTTGACCTTACTGGTCTCACTCCCACAGAGCAATACATTGTCAGCTTCTTCGATAAGTTAAAAGCCGACACTCTTAAGGACAAGCTGGATTGGTGCAGAGAATCTGCCTTTAATCTTAATAGAATGGAGCCGGATATGAACGGGTATATTTACCACCCTCTGTTTTCCGAAGAAACATTCTATGAGGAAACCGATTGCGAATATCCACAAGAAGTAACACGTATCGTCTTGAATTCAAAAACCTTCGGTCCCCGCACCTACATTAGCGGTGATTGTTTTAATCTTAGGTTGAAGAACGGCACAACGCTTTATTTGATGGATATTGAAAAAAGCGTACACAGAACCGATGACGCATCAGCACACGCTAAAGAAGCGTGGATGTATGTCCCTAATAAAGGTTGTCAACTCTTACTCGCTTCCCAAGATGACACCCCCGTTGCTCCTCTTCTCGAAGTGTTGTTCACCGTGGTAAGAGAGCGAATGGAACACCCAAAGGTAAATAACGATGTGATGTATGCCATTGATTCCTTTATGAAAGACGACATAACCGATGACGACGTCGATGCAGATGACTTGCCATTCTAATTTGAAGGAGGATTTTTAATGATAGAACAAACCACCGCAACAGCGAAGACCGTAAAACCCACACAGCCACAGTCCTCCTCTCAAGAGGATTCGTCCATTATGAAAAAAATCCGCAGTATCTGTGGACGCGGAAACAATGCTGAAATTAAGCAAAAGAAAGACGGTACGCTTACCGTCATGGAAGTAAAAAAGAATATCGTATAATCCATCAGTAAATCGGTACTGATGAAGAGCCAATTGGGGCTAACGGAACAGGAACACTCCTGCTCTGTTAGCCCCATATTTTTTTGTCGAAAGGAGGAATGTCGATGGAAGAATTCCGCAACCTTAACGGGAAGCGAGTGTGCGATTGGAGTAAAGACCACAGGGTAGCAGAGATTGTTCAGAAGAATTGCATCACTCGTATTACCGCAAACCCCGACGGAACGCTCAATATTGAGAATGTTCCACTACCCACAGCAGCGTAAGTAAATAACACAAGGTAATCCGCCAGAACGCAAGACGGCAGTGCGGGACCTAAATTCTCCTACGGGAGAGTTGGGTCTCACCCTGCCGTCTTTTTCTGTTTATAGCGGATTGTCGGCTCTGGACGGATTGCAAAACCGAAAGGAGCCAAATTATGACAAACAATGAAAACACCCGTTATATCTACATCCGTTCCACCAAGGAACGCATCCCTTGCACACAGGAAGAATTCGACGCCTACTACCACGACATCAACCTTTACAGACAAAGACAGCAACATCACGGAAAGTGCGTATGTCCTGCTAACAAGCGCCTTGATTGCGATATGGATTGCGAATCTTGTCCTTTCCGCAGAGCCGGAGATTTTCGCTCCCTTGATATTACAGCAACAGACGATGATGGCAATGAAACGAGCTGGATTGACAGTATTGCAGACCCTTCTCCTCAAATCGACGACCTCATCGCATACAACGAAGAATGGCAGAACATTTTGAAACGCATCCAAGAGATTATGCCTGACGCAGTAAAAATCGGTCTTATGCGACTTGAGGGATTAACGGATACCGAAATTTCCGCAACCCTTGGTGTAAGGCAAAACACTATGTTTTATCGGCTGAAAAAGGCAAAAGAAACCCTTCAAAAAGAGTTCCCAGAATTTTTTTGAAAAAACTTTTTGAAAATTTTGAAAAAACGAGGGGGTCATCCGCAGGGGGTGAGTGTAAGGGGCAAAAACAACACTCGCTCCTTCCAGGAGGTGAAACAAAATGTACGAAGCAGAAGACAAGGTGATGAACCCCGAAGAAGAGTTGATTGACACTCTTTTGGATTTCATCATCGTATCAGCCAGCCTGGCAAAGAAAGTCAACCAGGCAATGAAAATCAAGCAAATCAAGGAAGGAGGCAACGTCAATGGGAAAAATCAGCGAATTGGAAATGGCAATCACAGACCTTCGCAGAGCTGCAACCGCTATTAACGAAGTGGCAAACAGCCTGGCGGAGATGTTCAGCGGTAACGAAACTGCCGACGCTCCCACCGAAGACCCCACACCCACATTAGAAGAGGTCAGAGCCATCCTTGCCGAAAAATCTCGCAAGGGACACACCGCAGAAATCCGTTCTCTTCTCGAAAAGTACGGCGCTGCAAAGTTGTCCGGGATTGACCCTGCCAACTACAAAGCACTTCTTGCAGATGCGGAGGGATTGAAAGATGTCACCTAAAGCACACGCAGTTCTTTCCGCATCCTCTTCTGACCGCTGGCTGCATTGTCCTCCCTCGGCAAGGCTCTGCGAAGCCTACGAGGATAAAGGTAGTGATTACGCAGCCGAAGGCACCGATGCTCACACCTTATGTGAATTTCGCTTGAAACAGGCACTCGGCATTCCGGTTGAAGACCCCATCGAAAACCTCTCCTGGTACAACGAGGAGATGGAAGATTGTGCCGCCGGATACACCGCTTACGTGCTTGAGCAAGTTGCTATCGCAAAGCAGACCTGCGCCGACCCCGTAATCCTCATCGAGCAGAGGGTTGACTTCTCTCGTTGGGTAACCGATGGCTTTGGCACAGCGGATTGCATCGTAATTGCCGATGGTGTCCTCAAAATCTGCGACTACAAGCACGGCAGAGGCGTTGAGGTATCCGCCACCGAAAATCCGCAAATGATGTGCTACGCACTCGGTGCCTTGGAGCTGTTCGATGCCATCTACGACATCGACACCGTCAGTATGACAATCTTCCAACCCAGGCGAGAAAATGTCAGCACCTACGACCTTTCCAAAGAGAAACTTTACAAATGGGCTGATGAAGTCTTGAAGCCCGCCGCAGACCTTGCCTTTGCAGGTGATGGAAATTTCCTCTGCGGTGAATGGTGCGGTTTCTGTAAGGCAAAGCACGATTGCCGTGCAAGAGCCGAGGCGAATATGGAACTTGCACGTTACGATTTCAAACTCCCGCCCTTGCTGACCGATGAGGAGATTGAAGATGTCCTTGCCCGTGTCGATGACCTTGTGTCTTGGGCATCTGACATTAAGGAATATGCACTTCAGCAAGCTATCAGCGGTAAGGCTTGGAGTGGTTGGAAACTTGTAGAGGGTCGTTCCAACCGAAAGTACACAAACGAAGATGCGGTTATCACAGCCGTATCGCAGGCAGGCTTTGACCCCTACGAGCGAAAAGTCCTCGGCATTACCGCAATGCAGAAACTGCTCGGCAAGACCCGCTTTGAGGAACTGCTCTCTGCCTACATTGAAAAGCCACAAGGCAAACCTACGCTCGTGCCGGAGAGCGATAAACGACCGGCAATGAATACTGCAAAAAACGATTTTATGGAGGAATTTTAATATGTCTAACAACACAACCAAAGTCAACAACCCTATGAAGGTTATCACCGGTCCCGACACTCGTTGGTCTTATGCCAATGTGTGGGAGCCTAAAAGCATCAACGGCGGCACTCCCAAGTACAGCGTATCCTTGATTATCCCCAAGTCCGATACCAAGACTGTCGCAAAAATCAAGGCTGCTATCGAGGCAGCATACCAGGAAGGACAGGCAAAGCTCAAAGGCAACGGCCGTTCTGTACCTCCTCTCGCAGCCATTAAGAACCCTCTCCGTGACGGCGATATCGAACGCCCGGATGACCCAGCCTATGCAAACGCATATTTCATCAACGCAAACTCCGCAACTGCTCCCGGCATTGTTGATGCAGACCGTAATCCCGTACTGACTCGTTCCGAGGTGTACTCCGG